TCCAGGAGTTCCACTTCTAACAATTTCCGTAGAAATACCAGCACCATCGTATCTTGTTACAAAATTTTCATCTTCAAAGAATTCCAATTTCAGATCTTGTAGGGATCCATCAGAAACGGCAAATCCGACAGTTTGACCTCTTGTTGCAACAATGTGTGGATTGATTCTTGATAATTTGTGAACACCAGAACCAAAACTAGTGATTCCAATGTATGTGCCACCAAATCTTACCGAATCTTCATAGTTTGTAGATAATCTAAACTGATTGTCATTAATTTTTTGAACAAAGTATTCCCCACGATCAACTAATGGAGTAACCGATGTTGAGCCAGACTCATAAAGAACTTTATCACCAGCATCCCAACCATGAGATGTAATTGTAACCAAAGAGTTTGTTACACCAACACCAACAAAAGTTGAAGCTGCAGAAACATAATACCCATCAACGAGAGTTTTTCTTGATAATGTATCATATTCGATAGTTTTTGATACTGTAGTGTTTGGAGATAAATCGAGTTTTATTTTATCGCCTGTCTTTAGTGTATGCGGTTGAACTGTTCTTACAGATACATCATATCTTTCAACATGCCCCAAATAACCTTTATTTGTTTCAGTAAATGTGTGTTCTGTTCCTTCTCCAATTACACTAAAATAAAGAGATGTAGTAGTAGTTCCAATACCAGCGATCGTAGTTGTGATACCAATAAGATTATTGGACTTTTTAACCGCATACACAAATTGACCTTCAACTAATTGGAATGGATTTGAAAGATCAAGATTGTTTGAAACTGTTAGTGCTGCACCAGTTGGACCAGCTCCATACGTTAATTTTTGTCCAGTCTTAAATCCATGATTGACAATACTAATTGCGTTATCCGCAGTTGATCCCGATGGAGGTAAATCATGATCATTTAATACTGTTCCATCTGTGGCCTTAACTCTAACTACAATTGTTGTTCCAATACCAACAATATTTTGAATAGTCTCGGCAGTTCCAAATCCAATTGTGGACTGAGGATTAAATACTAGTTTTCTATTTGTTCTAGTTACTAAATTTGTTTGAACTCCAACAGGATAACTGAATTTTCTTTGATCTAAATGAACTGTCGCACCAGCAAAATGAGTTTTTGCAAATCCAGTTTCTCTACGAACTCTGTAAAGATTAAATGATTCATTTACATCAAGAACTGTAAGTCTTTCGGTTCCAATTCCAATAGTATCGTCAATTTCAATTTGGCCCGATGGTCCTGCAATCTCCAATTTAATAGTGGTTGTGATACCAGTGGAAGATTGTGGTGGAACAGTTTCATCCAAACGTCCAGTAATTGAAGATACAGAAATTACATGTGGACCTTCAATGAATTTTAATTCCCCAGTTGAGATACCAGAAACTACTACAATATCTTGATCATTGAGACCATGTGAAGTACTTGCAATACCAGTTACAACTCTATCCTTGTACTGGAAAGAAACATTTGGTACTATTTTTGTAGTATATGTAAGAGTTGATAATCCCTTTCCAACAAGAGTCTTAATTTTAGCAGTAGCTCCACTACCACCAGAATTTAAATTGTTAAATCGTACTCTATCCCCAACTTTATAATTTTCTCCAGGAAGAATAACAGTAACAGTGTGAATACCACTAAGTTTTGTTGATCTTACAATTAACTGAGTATCATCTAACTGATTTTTTGTAAGATAATCATAGTTTGAATTCGATACTCCAAATTTATAATAATAAGTATTTCTTACAAGATCTCCACTATTAAGAATATCCAAGGACTGAAGAGATCCTGGATCTGAGTTGAACTCATCTTTTTTATACTTAAATCCATTAATAATATATGGGAACGCCGGTTCTCTTGTATTTACAAATGGAGAGGTAGAACTATTAGTGGCCTGAATGGTGCAGAAATACGCATAAACACCATTTGGAAACTCTGGGGTTCTGCAGAACCTACCATTAAATTCATCTAAGTCACCGTCTGCAGTATAAACATAATCATCCACAAAGAATCCTAATGGATATACTCCAGTTGGAGGTCTATTTCCTTTAGATACCAAAGTGTAACTAGGAACCATTCTCCTTACAGCCCCACCAGTAGGAGTTCCGTATCCATATGGACCATAGATTGGCGATCCATCATACGCCCATCCAAGAATAGGAGAATGTGTTACTGACGACTTTTCACTAAAATCACTTTCAATATTGTCATCAAGAACTTGTCTTAGTTTTCTTGATGCATACGCATGAGAATATCTCAGACCATAGAGTTCATTTTGACTTGGTAATAAAATACCATCGTCATTTTCATTAATATTTTTTCTATTTTTTGAAAAGAAATCAACTTCCCATTTCTTGATATTGGCAATTATCTTTGCACCTCTACCAGATGGGATTACAACAACAGTTGTTTTTTCTTGAGTATAATCTTTTCCAGAATCAACAATAGAAACCGAAGTAATTACACCATTAGTTACTGTTGGAACAATTTTTGCAAATTTACCATCACCCCTAATCTCAATAGTTGGTGGTGTGGCATAACCACCACCTCCATCTTTAATAAAGGCCCTTACAATTTTTCCATCGGAAATAACAACATCTATAAGACCCCTAGAACCATTAGAAACAGTTATGTCTGGTCTTCTATGTACATTAAGAGTATCTGTTGATCCATATCCAGTTCCAACAGAAGTTATTGGACATTGTGTAATATTTCCCTGACAAACTGGTCTTAATCTTGGATATGAATATGCGGTATTGGCAACTCCACTAATACTTTCAATATTGACATGAATGTCTGGATATTTAAATGTATGTGTTGAAGTACCAGAGTTACCAAATTTTACATAATCTCGTCTGTCGTAATTTTGTTTGGTCGTCGTAGTGCCAATACCAGCAGAAGATAACCTGAATCTATCTTCATCGAGTCGTAAAACATAATAATTCTGTGTTGTAGATAATCCAGAAATTGGCCCATTAGATCTATATTCAACTAGATCTCCATCATTAAAACCATGATCTCTAAAGAAGATAAAATTATTTGAGGTGCTAATTCCAGAGTTAATATCATCGACTGTTGTATAATCTACAGGAGGATAGATTGAATTTGATACAACAGATTTTCTGTTAGAGTATCCAGAACCTTTACTTGTTATGACGACACTATCAACGACTTTTCTAACCTTTGTTGATGTTAGTGTATTAGTACCAGTAGTTCTACTAGTCAAGTTAATTGGATTAATACCAGCAACAGCATCATCATATGATGACATAAACTGAACGGCAAAATCATCAACAACATGCAAATAGTACAGTGAGTTATCAATTAGGCCACCGACTGCTGCAAAACCCTGGGCTTTTTTATAGTAAACAGACTCACCATTATCAAACAAATGTCTGTTTTGGAATGTTACTCTATCAGTTGCTGTATTTACATCTAAATCTGGGTTAAAGAATCTAGTAGTGTAAGTTTCCTTTAATCTAGGTACAGCTGTTGCTCCAGTGCCATTACCACCAGTTATTGTTATTTGTGGAATATTTTTAATATCATAACCACCAGAAATTACTTCAATAGACTCGAATTTCCCATTTTCAACAATAGCATATGCAGTAGCACCTGTTCCTACAGAATCGGAAATATTAATATTTGGTGGATATAAAACATCATATTCAGATCCACCGTTCCTCACCTCAAGATTTTTTACGACACCATACCAAATCGAATCACCAGATCTATTTGATACAATTTCAACTCCATTACGAAACATTCCAATAGTTTCGTTTTGAAGTGGTTTTCTGTATTCATTTAAGGATGGTGTATCAGAAAATTTTCTCAAAAAGTTCTGATGTGAAAGTTGTTTTCCGGCCAGATTTGAAGGAATAATTTGATGGGTAGTTCCTGCACTAGAAATGTTCAGGAATCTTTTTACAGAAGCGTCACTAATACTTTGAGATAATTTTATTGTATTTTCATCAATTCTAGTTACTGCATAATTTGCATTAGTGGTCAAACCAACAATAGAACTTTGACCAGCTCCAACAGGACTATATCTTACAAGATCTCCAGTAAATAATCCATGACTATTAATAGTAATTGAGTTATTAGATACACTTCCAGCACTAAATGTTTTTTTGTTATTAGTTGCGTAAATTTTATAAGCTGGTAAACTACCAGAAGTCACATAAACATTTTCATTTAACTTATCACTGTATGTGTTCTGAACATTTGCAACAAATTTATCAACCTTGATAGTTGGTTCATTTGAAGATGCAAAAATAGTGTTTAATCGTACTTTGTAGGATCTATTTACAGACAAACTACCAGTGGTAATAGTAATTTGAAAAGAATTAGAAGAAACAACAGATGACACCGTTCCTTCCACATTCTGTGCAATGGCAGAACTTGTATCGACAAGTGTAACTGGATCACCAAGTTTTAATAGATGTGGATCTGTAGTATTAATTGTATTTGTTACAATATCAATATTTGAGGTATTTGTTCCAATGTCTTTTGCAACATTGGAAGTTGTTTTGACATTATGAATCCAACTATTGAGCCTATAGTTACTGGCTAAAGAGTAGTTACCAAGATTTTTGGCCCTTAAGATATCCCCTGGATATAAGAAAGCAGCATTATCAAGAGGAGATGTTTTTGCTACGGCCGTCATTCTGAAAATGACTGGTTTTTTAATATCTCCTTCTTCGTAGGAATATATCGTGTTCGAAGATCTAACAAACTGCCCGGCCTGATATGCAGAAGAAATTCCCGTTACACCAAAAAATTGAGTTGATGATTTGCTAGTATAAGTGGCTATTCCTACAGTAATTCCAGCTCCAACATAAAATAATCCCGACTCTGGGAATCCTAGAGTTGAATCTACCGTCAATACGGTTGAACCCGAAGAAACATTATTAGTTAATGCAGTTCCTCCAGTAATGTTAAAGACACCTTTTTGAGTTACCTTACCAAGACTGATGATATAGTAGTTTCTTCCATTTTTTTGATTTCTTATTACGTTGAAAATTGAAGCGGAAGCAAAATCGTTATTTGTTTGTCTTAGAGTTTGTCCAATAATTTTTGATGGGTCGCCACTGATTAGTTCGGCTACAATATCATTACCAACTACATAGTCTGCATCCGATGGAGCAATAAGATATTCGATTGGCTTAATTACTTCTACTTGTTTTGCAAAAAGTGCTCTAAACAGGATAGATATAGCATCATCAGTACCCTTAGCAGAATATAAATCTCTAGACTGACGTAAAAAATTAGCTTTATCTACCTCATTGGTTAATTGTCTATCTTCAAATCCAGGTAAAAACTGTTCTTTGGTCTTTTTCCAAAATTCTTGTAAAAATAAGTTACTCAAGTTGATTACTTGAGTATCATTTTTATGTGATTCTGCAGAACTTTGTGAAAATACAAGTTGATCTGGATCTGAACTATGATGTAAAGTTTCTACACCACTAAATCCGCGAACACATCCAGTAAAAGACGTTTTTGTCTTTCCAGTGTATGTGATAATTTCATTATTGATCTTTAAAAGACCATATTTTTCTGGCCAACCATCAGTAGACACAACATTGATGGTTGAATCATAAAAAGTAACTGCAGAAGTGCAAGTGGTAAATCCAATAAGATTTTCGTTACCACTAAAAGTCTCTACTTTTTGATATTCGTTTAAATTTTGGACAACATCAATATTTCCACCACGATATTCTTGTCCTGTATAATATGTTTTGAGAAAATCGACGAAAAGAGGATTTTCCTCTTGAACAAAAGAAGGTAATTGGCTGTGAACTACCTGGTTGATCTGAATCTTTTGCAAACTAGTGTCGATCATTATTCTCTATAGTATTTGCCGTTTGAAAAACTAGATGTTGTAACAAAACTGGTTCCAGAAAGGTCTGCACCAGAAGCGACTACATCAGATACAGGGGTAATGGTGGATTTATCTATTGCCAACTGCACATAAAGATCTTTCAACCCCAAAATATCATTAGATTCTGGAATCGCTTCCACTTCAACAATATTATCTGATTTAATAGTGGATACAATCCGTACTGTATCTATAAGAATTTCACCAACGTCATATTTAACAGTGCCGGCGTTTTTCTTTATAATAATAGGAACCTGATCATCACCTATTGTAAAGAAGAATAGTCTTCCCATTGTTGGAGAAACATATTCGTCCGCCATGTAGACAGTTCCAAGAACTCCATCTACATTAAAACCTGTTGATTTGATATTAAATCCTTCTCTTCTGTTATGAAACGCATTTCCATAACACAATTCATATTGAGCGGGATTTGAGGTGTTGGCCTCAAGATCTCTACGCATTTTAACTCTAGTAATGTTTGATGTAACAGCGGTGCTGGTATCATCAATAATTTTTTGTGCTTTACTATACTTAAACCTTCCCCCAAACTTATTCAAATCAGAAGAATTTGCATATGTTGTTAGGTTTGAAATTACTTGAGTTTTTACAACGTCAGAATTTTGAATAGAATTACTGTTGTAGTAAACAGAACTATTAAGTTCCACATATAAAAACTTAAGATCAATAAATTCTGGTTTAATTCCAGCAACAGAATATCCCTTTAACTTATCTAAGAGTAATCTTTTATCAAAATCAGAAACAAACTGGCCGTTTACTGGTTTTATGGATATAAAAACTTTTCCAAATTGAGGTGGATCCGCAGATTCTCCTCCATAAGCAACTACACTTTCTGCATTTTGGTATATTGTTGGAATAATAGTTTCATAATCAGAAGCTGTAACGGCACGATGTTGTGCAGCGTAAAACCGTGGTGCGAGATTTTTGATTGTAGATATAGATTCGACTTCTGAACCATTTCTTGATGGAATATCGGTGATAATTTGTGAAACTCCACTTGTTACATTTGCACCATCATTATCAACGATAGTTCCAGCAAAAGCAAAATTACGAACACCATTCCCACCCTGACCATTGGTGGTGATATAGGAAACATTTACAATATTTCCATTGGAAAGTTTTTTACCCAGTTGTCCGTCACCAAAAAGCAATTCATACTTTTCATCTTGAACTTCTTGAATTAAGAAAGTTTCTGATGTTGTTTTAACACCAACGATATTATCAACTAAATTCCAAGTTCTAGTATTAGTAGATCCAACAGAGTCTCTAACTCTAACTACAATTGAAGAAGTATCGACATAAGAATTTGGAATGACAAATCTTTGATTGGCTTGAGACGTGTCTACTCTAAACTCTTTGGTTAAATATGTTCCTTCTTTGATATCAAGGGTAAAACTGCAAAGCCCACTGTTTACAGGATTGGTGATATCTTGTGGAATGCAGAATGTATAGTTAGTATTTTGATAATCTCCGATGGCCACAAGACCCGCCTTGAGGGTCAAAGATGATTTTGTTTGTCCCGCACCCAAATCGACGGTAAAACTGATTCTGGCAGTTGAAGATCGACGTGATCTGGGTACATAACCAATATTTCTTGCTAATGCAACGATATTTTCTCTTAATGTAGCGCTGTCGAGAAAGGCCTCATTAGCGACCATGTTTGCATTATAAGAATTAACGTATGTGTTGTACGCTAATGTGTCAATTAGGATCGACATATTCGATCCTTCAAAGTCAAAATCAGTAAAATTTGAGTTTGACCTCAAATAATCACGGATCGAAGCCTTGATTTCTTCAAAATCTAGAGTTGTATATTGAGTGAACGCCATTATTGTCTAGTTGGTTGAAGAATAAATGACACTTCCTGAGGAGGAAAGACTTCGCCAATGATTGT